AGGAGATAACGGAAACGCTGGATTAGATGGGCCAGCCGTGCAAGGATCGCAAGGACAAAACGGAGACTCTAATAGTGCAGTTGGATCAGATGGAGTTGCTGGTCTAGATGGAATAGCATACGTTGGAGCTGGTCCACAAGGTTTAGATGGACAAGTCATTAGGGGGGATAACGGAACTGCAGGAACAAATAATGAAGGTATACAAGGATCAAAAGGTCAAGATGGAGACGTAGGCAATACTATAAATGGAACTATAGGTATTCAAGGCCCCCCAGCTGTACCAAATCCAGCTATTCTTCAAGGGGATAATGGAGAGAATGGAATTGGAGCATCAATAGGTAGGCAAGGAAATGCTGGTATTCAAAGTCAAGGACCATTTTTTCCTCAAAATTCTCCAGGAAATAAAGGGCTAAATGGTCAAAATGGAGTTCAGTCTTTACTAAAAGTAAACGGATCTCAAGGCGTAAGAGGACAAGCTTTTACACAAGATGGAACACGAGGAGTAATTGGTACAGTTGGACCAATAGAACCTATTTCTACACATGTGCGTGATGGTTATATTAATAATGGAAATCTACAACAGAGATTAGTTATTTATGGAATAACTGGATTTTTAAATCCTTTTAATAAAAATGACACGACAAATAACCCAGTGCAAGGCACAATTAATAATGTAATTCAGTAGTCTTACTTTGATTTTTTGATTCTGTCTATAAGTTCGAATATTTTTACTTTTGGAATGTCATTGATAACGTTTAAATTTTCAGCATTATCAAATTTTTCTTTTATTAATTTATTTTTTAAAACTTCAAAAGTTACGCTTCTATCTTTCATAACTTTTTCTAAAAGAACATGTGGAGAAGTTGGGTTTTCTTGAATGGATACAGCTTCATCAAGAAGTTTAGCGTCTCCAAGCTCTTCTTGAGATACGATATTAATTTTAAGAAAATTACGCACACAACGAACAAAAGCTCTATTCTCAGCAATTGCAGCTAAGAAAAATCTAGCAAAAGATTTTGTATTATTACATGTAGCATCAGCAAGAGCTTCAAATACTATTTCTTTATTATCTGTTTCATAATTTGGAATCCAAGTTATACGACAACTTGTTGCAAAATAGCTTTCTGTTGCAGAAACTACATTGTATTCTACTCTTGTATAACCACGTATTTGAGCTAGTTCTTTGATGCCACCTAAAAGAATAAGAAGATCTTTATCTTGAAGTTTTGAAACGTCTGTTTCTTGGGTTTTTTGTCTATTTGGTACAAGATGTTCGGTTTTAACCATTTTACGCCAATTAATCGTACCATCATCATTAAAGATATAGTTTAAATTTGTATCGTCAATAAGACCATATTTATTTCTTGTAATAATATTAGGAGGTATTACTTTTGGAATAGTTAGATCTGATGCAATGTTAATGTTCTCAAGCTCTTGACTACCAATAGAAATTGTTTCTTGATTATCTTTAATTTTTGGACTCATCTTACGAGTATATAGTATATACTATGAATTGTCAATAGTAAAAATATGCAAATCTTGTAAATCTTCCCAAAAGGCTTCATTATCAGTTACATTTTGAGAATTTTGCAAATTATTTAACCATGCATATTTACCATTAAAAACACCTTTAGATGAGAAATAACTTTTAGAACATCTAAAAAAGATTTCTTTATCCTTGGGCAGTTCAAAAGTCTTTTCATTTTTATTCTTTTTAAATATTAAACCATAATCCATATATTTTAATTTAAAGGTATTAATAGTTTCGTCTGTTTCTTCTGATATCAAAGTATACTGAATATTATTATTTTTAATTAATTTGATAAAATTAGGATCATTATCTTTATCTAGAATATAAACTATTTGTAATATATTTGCTCTTCTATTTTTTATTAGATCTGTATTAATAGGTTTTTTTGTTATTATTATGCATTTTTTATAAGATAAAAGATTATTTAATATAGCTTCATCAAAACATAAATCCATTCTAACTATTAGATTTTGAACATTATTCAAAATTTCTAAATTAAGTGGCCCGTCTGGAATAACATCTAATGTTCTATTATGGAAATTATTTCCAATAAAAATTGTATTAATCATGCTTTCATATTTAATATTTAATAAATTTAAAACGCTTGTGGTTACTTCCTCTGGATTGATAGAATTAATTGATTTATGATTTAGATTTGAGCCATAAAATGGTTTTGTAAAAATTTTTGGATATAATAATTTCTGTCTAGATTTTTCTCCCCAATATGGTTTAACATTTTCTATATTTATATTATAATAAAGCCCAACTATTTTTTTGCTAAAAGAAGAAGCTATATGATTAGCTACAGTATCAACACCTAAAACAAGTTCTGAATTTTTAATAAGATAAGTTAAATTTTGAAAATCAATTATTGACTCATCAATAAAAGCGCAATTAGTGTATTTTTTAGAATTTTTGTCACCAATTTGTATTATATGAATTTCTTGCGTTTTCATGAATTGAACAAGCGTATCAATAACTATTTGCCAATGATCATATTCTGATCCATTTTTAGTATTTTTAGGACAAAATATTATATATTTATTAAATGGTACTGGAAAAAATTTTTCATAAATCTCTGGTTTATTTATTCTAATTCCACAAGACGTCGCATATTTTTCTACTAGGTGCATAATTAATTTTATTAGTTATTTAAATTAAATTCTATTTTTGTTTTGCCATTATGAGTATAATCAATTAATCTTTGAGTTCCTAAATAAGGTAGGAATGCTATTTCAAAAAATCCTTTATGATCGCCAATTCCTTCTAGCCAAAACAATTGATCCATTTGAGGGAAGTATTGAATAATTTTGTCTATATATTTATTTCCTTTTAATATAGAGAAATATTCCCCTTTTGTAGCTACATATAATTTATAATCTGGATATTGTTTTTTAATATTCTTAAAAAGGCTTGTAGATAAAAATACATCTTCTGCTGATTCTGGAATTACATAAATCATTCTTTTTCCATCATCATCTTTATCTAGGATATCTTGAAAATCTACTTTTTTCATTTGTTGATTTTCTTTCGTAGCGACTTGTCTGAAGTAATTTTCTATATCTTGCCTTTTCATTCCTTTTTCTATTTCGTGCATCCAATATTGATGCCCACTATCATTTTGATCAACATTTTTCATTTTTAGAATATTGTGATACATGAAAATCAACCATTGAGAATTGTCTTCTATAACTGGTATTTGACAAAATGGATCTCTAAGCTCTTCGTTTTCTATTGAATCAAAATTAGCTTCTGGAGAATTATCTATGAACGATTCAAAAATTTTACCTATATTTTGTATAGAATAGTTTTTAATTGTCCATTCTCTTGCTTGTTCGCCAAGCTCAAGTCTTTGTTGTGAGGTCATTTTAAAAACTTTGTTTAAATTTTCTGCGATTGATTTAGGGTCAGTTGAAGCTTTTTTAAATTCTGTACCATGCTCTCTGTATTCAAACCATTCCAAGGGAAGGGTTGCAGCGCCATCCACACACATATCTTCTCCGCAACTATAATTTGTTACTAATGTAATTAATTCTGCAAGTTTAGCTTCTTGAATAGGAATCTCTTGGCCACCGCTAGTAAAAGGATGACAATATACATCCATTAAATTATATATTTCATTAAGTTGATCTTCATCAACTCCAATTGATACATTTGAAGTCGTCTGAGATTTTTCAGAACCACAAAATCTACAATTTAAATCATGACCATAGAAAGGTTTTATTTCATATTGAAAACAGTTTTTACAAATATAAGTTGTTAAAATTTCTTTTTTATCTATTCCGTATTCATCTGCTAATTTATGTATATTCCATCCTTCGCCCCAATGCGTGTGCAAAAGTAAATAGCTTTTAACTTGTGGGTTTTGTTTTTTCCATAACGAGTAACCTTCTAGTAAATTTGGAACGCTTTTTCTTAATTGATTTCTAAATACGAATCCAATGATAAATGCATCCTCTTCTATATTAAACCTTTTTCTAAGCTCTTTTCTTTTGGAGTCATCTAATTTAAAGAAATTAGTTGTATCAAGTGGGCCGTGTACAGTTTTTACATGAGGATGACCTAATCTATGCAATTCTTTTGTTGCAAAATCGCTCCATATCCAATAATTTTTAATGTTTGGAGCTTTTTGAAGTGCTGTAGGTAATATAGGTAAAGAGTCAAGCGTTGTCCATAGAACGGAGCCAATTTTATTAAACCATTTTTTTTCTATTGCAAAATCTATTCCCCAAATATCTTGTGCGGCAATATATATATCTGGCTTTTCTTCGCTAATAACTCTATCCAAAAGATAAGCCCCATAACTTGCTAATCTAGCATTATTAGGGTCTTTATTTAATTCTTGTATTTCTTGTGGACTATCTGGAAGAGTTCCCACGGATTTCCAAGGAGTTTTCTTAAGTTCTGGATTAGAATATTGTAATCCACAGCAATACTCTACGACTTCATATTTTCCAGTATTATATAAATATGTTAATAAATTTTTAGCAATTTTAGCGAAACCAGTTTTCGCTAAAGCAAAATCAGATTGATATAATATTTTTTTTTTCTTCATTCAACTACCAAAGCTCGCTGTCTTCTTCTGTAGTTGTTTCTTTTTCTTTGGTTTCTTTAGGGTTATTTTTTAGTTTTTTAATCATTTCAATTCTTTGAGATTCAAAAACTGAATCCAAGGCATAAGCTAAAAATTGTCTTAATAGTCTTGCTTCACTAAAATATAATCCAATTAAATAAGATTGCTTATTTTCGCTGTTTTGTTTATCTGATTTAGATACCATATAAGAAAAACCTACTTGCTTTTCATCTCTAATATATGGAGCAAATTTAATTTGTGTAGTTTGCTTTTCAGAAGTATGATAAGCTGAAAACTCTGCATTTCTTTCAATTGCATCTAGAATTCCAGCTGCCTCTGTTAATGAAAACTTAATTTTTACGCTTTTATTAGGATTATTTTGATTGTCTGAAAATGATCCGATCTTCTTAGCTTCATTCCAAGAGCTTTGTTTAATTAATGAGCTCCAAATTGAGCTATCTTTTGCATTTACTGAAAAACTACAAGCTGTGCCTGTATTTTTGCTATTTGGTTTATAGTATGTAATCATATTATGAATGATATATTATATTTAATTAAATGTCAACCTTTTTTATTTCGCTTAATTTCATATATATTTCATGGTCTTGAATAGCTATTAAATCAGCAAATATACAATCTTCTTTTTTAATGCCTTTAACAATTACAATATTTCCTTCTTCTGGATTTTTACCACCATTGAGATTTTTACAATTTTCAATTTTATCATTAAATAAAAGCACTGTAGCTAGTCCAGTTTCATCTGCGACCTTTAATCTGAAGTATTTTGTTTTCTTTTCGTTTTTAGATGTTCCAGAGTAGGTTTCCTCTACTTGTCCAATCAATACGGCTTTTTGATTAAGTGGCAAATCTTGAATAGTATTAATATATTCTAGATCCTCTCTTTTTTCTGAAAAGATGTCTTTTAATGTTCTTTCGTAGCTATATCCCAAAAGCTTTTTCTCATAATACCAGTTAGCGAAACTTTCGCTTTTATTATTTTGATTATATATTTTTAAATATGGCTCATATTTCTTTTTAATTGTTTCTAATCTTGTAGATTTTATGATAATTTTATTCTTTTCGTCTGTAAATTTATTAAGATGTTTAATGATTCGTATTAAATCGAAATCAAATTTTTCAGCAAAAGATATTACATACTTTTTTTCTTTAGCGGTTAAAATGTTCCATAATTGCGCTTCTAACACTATTTTACTTCTGCTTTGTTTGAAGCCAGTTAATGCACCAGCTTGAATTAATGAACATAATACTCCGATATTTAAATCTGCTTCTTCTGCTGCTTGAAATATTTCAAATTTATTAGAATACTTATTTCTAAAACTATTTAGTTTTTCAATGGATTTATCTGAGATGCCTTTTACAGAAAGTAATCCAAATCTAATATCCTCGCCTTCTAATGAGAAATCCATTTCAGATTTAATGATATGAGGTTTTAATAATTTAATATTGAAATGCCCCATTTCCTTTTGAATCTTAGATATTTCTCCAATTGGATCTGGCTCGTTTCTTGTCATCTTTAACAACGATAAAAAGAATTGTTGAGGATGATTAAATTTTAAATAAACAGTAATTGCAGCCAAAGCAGCATAAGCAATTGAATGTGATTTATTGAATGAATAGTTTGCTGAGTCTTCTAAAATCTTCCACAATATTTCTCCTACTTCTTTTGGAAGTTTATTTTCTTTTATTTTAGATTCAATTTTCTTTTTCCAAGTTTTAATTTCTTCGGTCTTCTTTTTACCTACGATTCTTCTTAAGATTTCTGCTTCGTCTAGAGTGAAACCGATTTTGTTAGCCATTTTCATTAATTGCTCTTGGTATAATGCTACTCCACCAGTTTCTTTAAGAATATCATCAAATAATGGATGGATACTTTCAGATTGTTGGAAGTTAGTATGAGCAGCGTATTTATCAACGAATTGCAAAGCTCCAGGTCGAGCTAATGCCAAAACTCCGCTCAATTCTTCTAAATTCTTTGGCTTGACTTTTTGACATACTCTAAAATTAGTATCCGCTTCAATTTGGAATAATCCGTGTGGAGATTTCAAATCTTGCAGGGTTCTATAAATAGATTCATGATTCAAGTCAATATCTTCAATATTTATTCCAATGCTTTTACATACGTCATGCACCACCGATACGCTTCTTAAACCTAAAATATCAAGTTTAATATTAAATAAACTGACCCAATTCATATCAAAGCTTGAAACTGCCTCCTTGTCACTTGAAAATTCAGTAGGACAAACTTTATCTAAATTATGATATGATAATAAAACTCCAGATGGATGAACGCCTTTGTTTTTGATAAGATCTCTCAATTTTAAAGCTATTTCGTAGACTTCTTTATTTTCATCGCACCACTCTTTAAATTTAGGAACCTCTTCATATGCACTAGTAATGTCTTTTACTTGTCCATATAGTTTTGGTATTAGAGATGAAGTATTGGTCATTTCTTCTTCTGATTTTTCACTTACAATTTTACCGCATTCTTTAATAAGCAGTTTTCCACTTAGAGTATTAAGTGTTAAAATTTTGCTTGTTTTACCTTTAAACTTAGTTTCAAGATATTCCAAAACTTTATGACGATTATAGTAACAAATATCTAAATCAACGTCACACATTAAACTACCATCCAAATAGGTTACCCCATCAATAACTTGCTTTTTAGCACGTATCTTAGATATAAATCTTTCAAAATAAAGGTCATATTTAACTGGATCTATTCTTGTAACGCCAACTAAATAAAGAATAAGTGATCCAGCTGCAGAACCTCTACCTAAACCAACTGGAATATTATTTGTTTTACAAAAATTAATAACATCCCAAACTAATAAAATATAATCAATAAATCCAAGATCTTTTAATGTATCTAATTCATATTTAGCTCGGTCTATATATTTTTTATATTCTGGAGAATTTTTATCTATTTTTAGATTTTTGAAACCATCTAAAGATAAAGCTCTTAAAAAATCATAATTTGAAGAATCTTCACTAATATTTAAATGTCTTTTTGAGGCTGAATCAATTAAAAATTCTGGTAATCTTACTCCATGTAAGCCTAAGTCTACATTGTCAAACTTTGAGGAGAATTTTTTATCTTCTAATAAATTAATCATTTTCGTCCATTTCATCGTTTATTTTATCAATCTCTTGATTAAAAACATTTAATCCACTAGCAAGTATTTTCATTGATTTTCTATCTTTTAAAGAATAAAAAACATCAGCTTTACCATTCTTTTTGCCTTTTTGAATCGTAATTAAAAGATATTCCGTATCAGAATCATCTAGTTTTTGTAGCATATCATAAATATTATCCATTGAAGCCATATATTATACCTCTACTTGCCATTTCAATTTATTCCATACTTTTAAATTTAAGTCAAGATCATTTATAGCATCATGCAATTGATCATAATCATGATCTACGCCATTTTCTTTACCTAAAAAAGTCAAAGAGCTTTTGACATTCTTTTTTCTTGTATGAAAAATTTTATATTGATATTCAGTTAAATTATCTTTATTTGAATAAGGCATATTATATTTTATACCTCTAGCTAAAGTATTTGTATCTATAAACTTTGGTACAAGATGTTGCCAGCTACATCCCATATATTTATAATACTCTTTAATAAGATAAATATCAAACCCTAAAATATTATGGCCTATAATATAGTCTGCGTTATCAAGCCAATCTTTAATTGTTGGGAAAATTTCTTTTGGATCTAAACCGTCTCTTAAAATTTTCTTGTGGTCGTATCTAGTTATATAGGCAGCTGCGTCACTTATTTTTAAGTTTGTATCCCATTTTATGTAAAAATTTTTTTGATCAATTTTTTGATCACCTTTAACCTTAAGCATAGCAATCTGCCAAGGTAAATTATGACAAAAATTAAGACAGAGATTCAAAGTCTCACAATCAATAAAAACTAAAGTTTTATCTTTATTATATCTAAGTAAATGTTCGTCCATATTAATTAAATTTTAATAATTCTCTTTGAGGTATAAACCAAGCTGGTTCTCCATTGTTAGGATTTTTTAAAAATCTTTCTTGGATTCCATCTGTTCCTATGATATATCCTTTTATATTATAAATTGGCATAGATCCAGTTACTAATACAAATTTTTGTTTTAATTTAACTTTATCTTTCTTTCTTAAGATTAAGCATCCGTAATCTATATTTGTATATCTAACTTGCCAATCTTCTCCGACATCTGGAGCATTAAAAGTATTTACTGCTCCTACCCAATCTTCACCAATAAATTTAGCAAAAGCCAATTCCGCTCCAGCGGCTTCAATATCATTTGACCACCAATTTCCACCTATTGGTGGACCATGATGAGACAAATCGTTTAGTTCTCTAAATACGTTAGTCATTCTTCTTTTGACTCCCATAATCGCAGCTTCTGTGGCTTCTTCTTTGGATAAGACAATTTTATTTATTTGTGTTTGCATAATTTTTCCATTCTTCAAAAGAAAATGAGTCGCTAGACATATGTTCTATTTCTGGTTTATTTAACGTTGTTCTATTATTAATACATCTAAAAGTGAGATAAGATTTAAAGTCTTTTTTAGTTTTATAATAAATACTCTTGACAGCAAAAACTTCTAGATTATTTTCTTTAATAAAGTTTAACATTTTATTTTTTACTATAATATCAAATGGTAGGTCATTATCTTCTATGAAGACTATTGGTTTTGTAAATGAAAAATTAGGAACACATATAAAATTTCTTAATGTGTTATTGTAAATAAAAGAATCATAAAATGGTACGCACAACAAAAGATCATTAGTCCAATTTTCAGATAATGTCTTGTAGTCAAGTCTAGGTTCATAATAGAACCCTTCTTTTGAAGCTTTACTGTAAAGTCTAGTTAACAGGCTATATCCTTGATTATTTTTAAAAAAGATAATAACTTTGGAATTTTTAGATCTAGATTCTTCGCTTTTGTCTTCTATTGATTCTGTTATAGTAATTCTTAGGCCATAATTAAGTTTAATATTATTATTTCTTGTATTTGTATAGGCTTCTAAAAAAGAAGACATATTATCTTCTACTAAAAACACTTCTTTAAGCTTATTTTCTTTTGCGATCTGAATTATTGAATCTGGATAATCATCTACTTCTGATTTATCTTCTAGAGTCAAAATAGATCTTCCTAAAGAATAATGCGATTTAAATAACGGAATCATTATCAGTAATATAACAAACTTTTAATTTAAAATCAACCTAAAAAATCATCCTTTCCTTTAATAGTATTATCTTCTAGGAAATCGTCTTTCTTTTTATTATTAAATTTTGGGCATCCTTCATAAGTTCTTTTTTCTATTTTAAATCCTTCAATATTTTTAAATTTACCATCTAAGCTTGATTCTACTATTTCATTTTTATCATTTAACTTAACATAATATTCATAAGGATCTTTATAAGGGCATTTCCAGCCACCGACTTGACACATCCATTTATTTTTTACATTATCAATAGCGAAATTTGCTTGAGCTGAATTTTCATCAAAATTATCAACGTATTGATTAATATGCTCTAAATAATGCTCAAACCCTTTAATTTCATTATCATCGAAAGACAGCTCTTGGATTGGTTGCTTAGGAAATCTTAAAAATAAAAATTTAACAATAGGCTTTAGCTTGGGCCATAATTTTTTACTAGCTAGACTATACATCATAGCTTGAATATTGGCCTCAAGGTCATCACCCCTAAACTTATATTTTGAGCTTTTATAGTCGATTATATGCATTTCTTTTTTGATTTTAATAGGCTTATCTATAAAGCCCTTAATATGATATTTAGGCTCTTCATTTATAATATCAAAGTCGTATTCTGGTTTAACTATTTCTCCACCTTCGCCAAAGAAATCGTTTTTAAGACCAACTAGAATCATATCATTTAATAGTTTATAGTTACTTTCATCAAGTTTAACTTTTGCTGATAGTTTTTTGACTAGTCTATCTACTCCTTCGTCTCCATTAATAGCGTTCTTTTTTATTATTCTTTTGTAATTTTTAACATGTCTTTTATTTAATAATAATTCAAAAACCGTATGACATATTGTTCCTCTTAAAGCTCCATCATTTTGACTTTGAGGAACTTTAGTATGATAGTTATTCCAATAAACCCAAGAACAAGTCTCAAGAGTTTTAATTCTAGAAGCTGATAATGTTTTTAAAGGTTTTGTTTCCATTGTAAAATTTCTTCTGTAGACATCTCGCCAAAATCTTTTTTATTAGGCAAAGCGATAATAAGTTGATTCTTATCAAAATATCTTGATAGTCTAGCTTGAGCTTTTTCTGCTCCTATATTTCCAGCCATATTTTTTGCTGAATCATTATTTAAACTTATAAATATTTTTTTCATATCTGTTTTCAAACAATAATTTAAAATACCTAAACTTAGGTTTGTTCCGAAAGTTACTAAAACATTTTTAATTCCCGTTTGCCATAAGCTTAACATATCTCCAATGCTTTCTACTAAAATAACTTCTTTTTGATCTTGGATAAATTTTGAATTAAGAAATAATGGATAAAGGAAATCGTTTTTTTCGCCCAAATGTTTCCATTTGATTTTGGATTTATTAGTAATATCTCTACCAGAAAATCCTATAATATTATTATTGATATCAAATATTGGGAAAACATATCTATTTTTCATCTTTCCAGCTTTAGCTACTCCACCTTTAAATTCAGATAAAGCGTCTTTATTTACTTTTCTTTTAACCCAATACGATTGATCATCTTCTAGTTTAAGTAATAACGATAAATCAAATTTTTTAGTAGATTTTATTACAGGCTTTTGATTTTGAATTGAAGGAGCAATTACAAAGTTCTTATTCTTTAACCATTCTTGGGCTTTGATTGGACTTTCTAGTTTTAATGTTAAATTAACTAATGAGTTAATATCTCCACTTATGTTTTCTTTAAAATCTACCCAATTGCCAGTATCCTTATAGATTCTTAACACTGTGTCATTATCGCTATCTCTATAAAGAGGTTTAGTTCTAAATTCTTTTCCACAATCTTTTAATTGATAACCAAGATCAGTAAGGATTTGATATACGCTTATTTCTTCCATTCTAAAGCCTCACTTATTGTTGGAAATTCTTTGACAAAAATCTTTTTGCATTTTTCAGCTATAACTCTATGTTCTTTTTGAGTATTTTGTTCTGTTCTTAACTCAATGTAATGAATCCAACTTCTTAATGAACCTTTCATATACATGGTTGTTTGAGTTGTTAAAGGTAATATCATTCTAGCCACTTCTTTAGCCACTCCATTTTCTATCATTGTATCATAACAATGTTGAGAAAGCGATAAAGATTCTACGAGAAGTTCGCTGACTTTATCATATGCATCTGTATTAGTTGGCATTAAATTCTCTCCTACTTGTCTATTCTTATCTCCTTGTAAACGGAGTTCGATATCCTCAAATTCATTTGCGATGCTGTATCGTTGGCTAAACTCTTGAAAGCTAAATGATCTATGCCTAAGAATTTGAGCTGCAATTCCTCGGCTAGTTTTAATTTCAACACACATATCAACTAATTCGAATGGACTCCAATGTTTGTGATTAATTAAAAATTTTAAAAGTTTTGGTGCTGTTTCTACATTCATTTGATTAGAAGGATTGCTAACTCTGGCGCAAAACGCAACCAAGTCTTCTGCATTTTTTATGCCTTTAATTTCTGGTTTTGTAATTGATACTAATTCTACATTCATAATAGTTCTCCGTCTGTTTGGTTTTCATCATTTAATTGATATTGCTCTCTTTGTCTATCGGCAACATCTCTTAATGATCCTCTTTCTTCAATATTAAAATTATTGACTTGATAATTGAGATAGTTTTGCGCCCAAGTTTCTTTACCACAACTATCTAATCTTCTAACTAAATCTTGGTGACCCGCAGCATCTCTTCCTTGGAATCTTGTTTTAGTTGGAATTAATTTATGAGTGCCAAATTGTTGACCATCTAAAGTAAGTTCGTCCAATGTCTTTCTTCTAAAAATGGCTACAAAAGAAGCGAACCATTGTAATCTATCTGAAAGCGAGATAACTGAGCTATCATCTACTACTTCTGAACCTTTTCTATTAAAACTTTCTCCAGTTCTATTTAACTGCATGGCAGTGATAATTGGGCAATGAATTTCTTCTGAGATCCTTTTAAGTTTGTCGATCTTATCTCCAATTGCTTGATGCTCCGCCCAATTTTGACCAACTTTTTCTCCAGTCAATTTAATATAATCATAAGCAATCATCGCTTGATTTCCTCGCCCAACTTTAGACAGATACCATCTACGAATAATAGAACAGATTTGATCTATATTTTTATTGCCAACATGATAATGAAAGTATTCATAAGTTTTTACTTTTGCCCAAGCTGCTCTTACTTTTTTGGTCATATCTTCGTTCTTGCGCCAATTACCAGTTTCAAGATACCATACTGGAACATCAGTTAAAGACGCAACCATTCTCAATTGAATGTCTACTGTTTGCATTTCGGTATCTAAAATAAGAGTTTTAGTTTTATTTTTAGGGTTAATTGCTGTTTTAAAACAAATATCATTTAGCCAAGTCGATTTACCTTGTCCAGGTCTACTAGCTATTGCGTAAATATTTCCATTTTTTAAACCACCATACATTCTATTAAATTCAGAATAAGGAGTAATTAATCCGCTATCTTCTCTTGGTGAATTACCAATTTCTTCTACAAGATCTTCAACTTCAGCAAAAATATTAATTGGCACATCGTTCTCGTCATAAGATGAAATCTTTTTATTATAAATTTGATCTATGTTTCCAATAATTTGATCTAAATTATCATCTGAATTTTTAACTACATATTCTTTTAATTTATCTGCTGTTTGAGCGATCTCTCTTCTGACTCTAAGTTTAATTAATTCCCTACAAGCTTCCATTGTAGCTTGTTCTGTTATTTGGGAGAAACTTAAATTATCAATATAATCAAATATATTAATCTCATCTTTAAAAGATATACCTAGATTTTTTATCTTTTCTGCAAGTAGTACTTTATCTACGTTTTCGGCTTTGTGTTTTATATTTTTAAATACAGTATATATTGTCGAATGTACGTCATTAAAAAAATCATTTTCGTTTAAGAAAACATCAATATCCGCAAAAAGGTCTTGATGCCTTAATAAGCCACTTAATACATGTCTTTCTACTTGTAAAGAATAAATCATCCAGTTTTATATGATACCAAAGTAAAAATTAAAAGTCAAGTGTTTTAATCTTTTTCTTCTTCTGAATCATCAAAATCATCGTCTTCTTGGTTTTTTCTTGCTATTTGATCTGTTGTTGCTTCTAAATTTAATTGATCTACGCTTTGGCTCCAAGTATTAACATAATATAAAAGTGCCATAGCATTTATTTGATTATCGAACTTTGTGTATACTTGAGGTTCGCCTTTGCTTGAGAAATTAAAAAGAATATATCCACCGAAACTGCATTCATCAATTTGCTTTAAAAGAGACTCTGGAAAATTAAATTTTTTCTTATTTGTCACCACCAGATTTTACACTTAAATAATTAATATTCCGCACTTTTCTTCTATATATTGTGGTGATAAATTCTTAAGGTCATCTTCATACAATTCAAGGAATTTAAATTCATTCATTTCAAGCCATTTCTCTTTTTTTACATCCCTTTTTATACTTTGAAGGTACTTTAAACGTGAATTATCGTGAAAGAATTTATTAAAGGATTCATGTTGATTACCTTGTATTTCAACGGCTATCTTTTTAGTTGCATTTAATAAATCAACTTTAAGCATACTTCCATAAACTGGAAACTCTTCATAAACTATATGATTCTTCCAGTAGGGAAGGAAAAATTGTTTAAATTTAAATTGAAGTTTACTGCGACTTTTACCTTGCCAATCTATTAGATAATTTTTTACATTTTTGTTAACGAGGGTTCCGTTAACATTTAACAATCTCATTTTATGATAAACCAACTTTTATAATCGTGCGGTTCTTGTGTTGAATAAACTTTTAAATTATTTTCTAAGGCAAATTCATCTACTGCTGATTTTACTCCAAAAACTCCATAGTCATTTACGGCATCTAAATAATCATGCCCAGCAAATAAACCACCTTTTTTAATTTTTGGAAACCATTTATTTATATCATTTTTTACGGCTTCATAACTATGATTTGCATCAATATAGATAAAATCAAAAAAATTATCTTGAAAAAAGTCTACAAATTCATCAGAATAACCTTTAATAATTTTAACATTATGAAAAAAATTACAAACATTAGAAATTGTGTTTTTCATAAATTGGACTTGTATTTTATTATCTACATTTGATACGTCCTGATATTTTAAATCTGGTTGATTATCCCAACAATCTAATAGATATAGATTAAGATTATTGCAATTCGCTAATATATGTTTAGAAAAAACTCCTTCTTTAACTCCAATCTCAATGCCATTTCCAGTTGGTTTAAGAATTTTAATTAAATTATCTCTACAAGAGATATTTTCTAAATTTATCATATTTATGATGTAAGGGTATTAATAAATTTATTATAAAAATAATCTACAATTGGTTTATTTTCTTCTAAATAAGATCTAAGATTATCTATTCCTTGATGCTGCTTTTTGAGTTCAAGATTTTCTTTTTTAAGTTCTTCTATGATGTCATCAGAAAATGTTACCCATGCTCCTTTTGCCGTTGCAAATTCCCAAGCAAGGATTTGATCGATTACTTCGTATTCTTTCCATACAGACGAACCATCTTTACGGCCATATTTAATTGGATATTGTACTTTTGAATTTGTTGATTCATTGGTGGACTTCTTGATTGCAATCTTAACATTATGGCCAATAATTTTATTCTTTACTGGATCATATTTTTCATTTGGTTTTTCAAGAATAAGATCTTTATTAAATTTTGGTTCAAACTCAAGAATCCAATTAGCGAAATGCAGTAAAGCATTTCCACCAGTGGCCGTAGTTTGACGAATATCTTTATTAGCAGCGTAAGGATCAAGTTTAATATCAGATCGTACTTGACTAATAAAAATAGCCATATGGCCACGTTTAGAAAGCGCAAGAGAAATTCTCTTCATTAACATTGAAGAGATAACTGCTCCACCAGCGACTTTGGTTGCCTCTGTCATGTTTTTTTGAGAGTCACCCTTTGTCATTAAACCATCGACTGAATCAAGAACAAAAATGTACCTCTTATTCTCATCGTTAGATTGAATAAGATCTTTCATTAGTTCTGAAACAGTTTCAAAAATATTGCATTCAAATACGAAGCAAGTTCCATCAACCCATTCTTTTGGATCAGTTACAAACTTAATTCCAGATCGCTCTTTAATTTCTTTGCTTAATCTTCCTTCTGCTTTGAAAAGTAAAGCTCTCGAACTTTCTACAGTTTTAAGAAAGTTTTTTGTTACTTCTAATGCTTCTGATGTTTTGCCTCCTTCATTCATCCCAATAAATCTATGTAATCCTGGACATAGACCACCGCTTGTAGCGATGTCCAGATTTAAACTACCTGTAGATACTTTATAATAAATTTCATCTTCAAAATTATAATGATCTTCTTTATTATCTTTTAAAAATGATAATAATCTATCTGATGCACTTGGACCAGATGATTCAACAGCTTCTTCTTTAGGTTTTCTTCCCATATCTTATAAATTCTAACAGAGTTTTAGGTTTTTGGCAAACTTTTTTATCTTCTCCTATTTTATTTTCATTAAGAGATACTTCTTGTTTAGTTAAATTCATATTAAAAGATTCATATTCCTTTAATAAGAAAGCCTTTCCTTCTGATTTTAAAAACCAAGCTAATGAGGGCGGTGGAGATCCAAGGTCTTGCAAGTTATCCCAAAAATCAAAAGATTTAAATTTTTTAATTAATCTTTGGGCAATTTTAATTTCTCGTGGCCAATTAATAGTTCCTTTTATATATTTTCTAACTATCATTTGACATAATTTATGATTGCTCACTATATTAGTATATCAAATTTTTTTGTTCTGTCAATATGTTATTTATCCAGTAATTTGTGTCAAGCATATTTAAATTATTAAAATTTAATTTTGAAACTTTATATTCTATTAAATCTTTATTATTCAAATCTTCTATTTTATCTAAAATAACGATTGGTAATTTTTCGTAAAGTTGATAAATTTTAAAATCCCCAATTTTAATGATAATAGGTATTCTATTAGAGTATAAAACTTCCCATAGTCTATGAGTATCAATTCCGTTACCTATTGGACAAAATACCATTTTATATTCTAGAATTCTATTAAAAAAGATTTCTAATGATAATTCGTTTTCTTCAAGATCTATATGTTTAATTTTTTTGCAAATCTCTTTGCAAGGTATTCTGTATGAGGGATTTGTTTCTATTTTAAAATTTGCGTATATAAATTTATTTGGATTAATTATTAATCCTCTTCGCAAAAGTTGTTCTTTTTGTGAAGCCCTTTCTAGGTATCCAATCCCATGGGTTTTTCTTTGTGAAACTTCTTTATTTTCTAATCCTAATGGAATCGGAGTAAGTACGTTTGAATTTGCTAAACAATTTGTAGCATACCATTTTTTAATATTTTTAGGGGCTATTTCAATTAAATGATCTACTATTGCGTAATCTGAATTACCAGTAATTAATATTACTTCATTTTTTAATTTACTTATGGTTTTAAAATCTTCAAGGAGATAATCTGTTTTACAAAAAAATGTATCGTATCCATTATGAAGATATGACAATTTATTTAATTCAAAAAAGTTCATTTTATGTTTACCAATTTTTATCCCATTCATGCACACAATATGTATTTTTTGTAATACATTCTTCTGTATATTTTTCATTATAATAATATGGATAAAAATAATCTCTATTTAAAATGGTAACATTAAAAATATTTTCTTTTAGTAAATCAGTAATAAAAATTGGGCCAGATGCATTAGGCGCTTCTTCTGAATTAAATTTAGATAAAAATATTTCATAAGTTTTTACAATAAAGGGGTTATTAGCTTTGCCAATAGAAACGGCATTATTTATATAAGATATATTATCTGGGCTTTCGTAGGCATAAAAATTTTCTGAATCTTTAAATTCTTCTAATAAATTTGAAAATGGTTTAAGACATTTTACATCTACATCTAGATAAATTCCTCCATAATTTTTAATTAAATAAATTCTTGCAAAATTAGACAAATGAACAAATCTATTATATTTTAAACAATTTTGTACATAAGAATTTTTAAAATTTTTTTGCTCTAATATTTCGTTTCCCCAAACTTTTATGTTAAAATCTTTATTTATTTCTTTACATATGTTGATATTATTTAAATTTTTATCACTTAAAGTTTTATTTCCAAGCCAAAAAAAATGAATATTTTTTTCAATCATTTTAGTGATATCTATTTTTCCAAACTAATTCAGCTGGATGCCATTGATGGATTAATCCTTCGCAATTTTCTCTTATTTTATTATAGTTTAATTTATTAAAAAAATTAGAATCTTCTTGACCCCATTTATTATACTCTGGTATTTTACCATTATTTAACCATTGTTCTTTTTTTATAGAGCAATTACCGAATCCAGCATTTAGCCATTCACCATTTTCTTCTTTCGGATCAAATTCAAATGTATAGCAAATAGGGAAATATGCTAAATTATTTTTAATTGTATATTCGTTTATTTTTTCAAATAAATTTTTGTTAAATTTCATATCAACATCTATAAATAATAAATTATCAAAACTAGAATTATCAGCGGCGATGTTTAAACCTTTGCCTCTTGAAAATTTTCCATCAAGAGTTATTATCTTGTAATTTATTGATTTTAAATATTGTTTTACATAGTTATCCAAAGATTCTATATCATCAGATTTAAAATCTGAAATAATTAATTCTATATTAATGTTATTTTCAATAAAAAAATGTAAACTTGACTCTAATGATAGAAGAAAATTTTTAAAAATATATCTAATTCCATGGTCTGTTTTTACTATGCATCTATTTTTAATACATGTACAAATTGATAAATTATTCATTTTATTTTTATAAAAGCCGCGAAGCCATTTCTTTGATACGGAATATCAATTAATATTTGATAATTAAAATCATTTATTAATATTCCACTCATAAAAAATTATATTTCAAATAATGGTAAAATTCAATTTTGAATGAGGTTTATATCCTCTATTTATATTATTTTTTAAATTGATATGAAAGAATATATTAGAGCCTCTTAATTGTAATGAATCAAATATTAATCTAAATGAACTATCAATAAAGTGTGACTCAACGCTGTTTTGCATTAAATAACAATAATCAAAACTATTTTCTGTATATCCTTTAATTGGTTTTATTATTGGTAGATTCTTGTTAATTATATAAGAAGTGCCTATTTCGTAATTTCTTGAGACGTCATCATGCATGAATATATATTCATTTTCTTTAACGTTGAATTTATGGAATAAAGCTTTTTCTTTATCTAAATCTCTATCACATTTAAATTTTGTCCATCTATATTCAAATGGAATATTATTTTGCAAATAAAAGCTATCATCAAAATCATCTGCTAATGGATGTTGACCAAAGCCAGCCAATATTAAGTCTTGATCTGTAATATTATTATTTTTTATATAAGATACAGCTTGAGCGTCGTTTGATTCTATAAAATTTAAATTATTCAAATCTCTGTACATGAATTTAACTGTTTTTAGGTTGTGAGATTTTATAAACATCTTATATTGCTCGTCTTTTTTAATTAAGGACCTTACAAGACCATTACAAATTATGTGATCACCAAGACCTAGATGATGATATATATATTTCATTTTCTATATAAACTTAGTTTATTTTTTAAAACAGATATCTTAATATTATTTTGTATAAGGGTTTTTGTATACAACGAGTCTTTAGCGCATCCGTGACTCTTCCAGATATCGCTAGATTCATTTTCATATTCATCATATTTAAAATTATAAAATATATCTTTTATGATAGAAAGATGGGCGTTATGATAAGGAATATGAACATTATTAAAAGAAATTGGAAATGGACATGAATCATTGCATGTATCTAAATAATTTATTAATAAATCTTCATCTTTTATTTGATATTTTTGAGTTAAAAAATTAAAATCTTGCCCATTTTTATAATCATGAACTAAGGCTTTGCACTCTATATTTTCAAAAGATTTTATAATATATTCATTTCTTTGAATATGAGGCAAATCATCTCCATCAATAAAAGATATAATATCTGTATCTAATTTAGATGCAGCAATATTTCTATTTTGCGCGGTATATTTATGTTCTTTTGTTTGATTTATTATTAAATCAAAATTATATTTTTTATTTACTTTAAAATCATCATAACTAGAAATTGATATAGAGACTTGATCTGGTTGAACCGTAGATTGTCCTATTGTATCGAGCAATTTTTCTAGAAAACTTACATGGTTTTTGTAAGTTGGAATAGCGATTCCAAGAGTTTTCATTAAAAATCTTGGATATCAAATTCGACCATTTTTTTAATTAAATTATCAAATGAAGTATTTGGCTTCCATCCTAGATCATTTCTTGCTTTATCAGATTTACCACATAAAAGACTTACTTCTGCTGGTCTATAAAATTTAGAGTTTATTTGCATTAATACTTTTTTATTTTCTGAAACATACATTGTGTGCTCTCCTTCACCAATCCAGTTGCCTTTTATTCCAGCTATAGCAAACGCTTTTTCTACAAATTCTTTAATTGTATGAGTTTCATTAGAAGAGAATACGTAATCCTCTGGAGTCCCGTTATAGTTTTTATTATATTTATCTTGGTTTAACATCATCCAAATGCCTTCTACAAAATCTTCGGCATCGCTCCAATCTCTTTGAGCTTCTATATTTCCTAGTTCTAGAGGTTCAAATTCTTCATTATTTTGAATTGCATTATAGATTCTGGCTACATTTTTTGTAATTTTTCTTGTAACAAACTCTTCGCCTCTTCTTGTTCCTTCGTGATTAAATAGCCATCCTTGAATTGCATAAAGGTTATATGATTCTCTATAGACTTTTATAAGTTGTCTAGAAGCGCATTTTGAAGCACCATAAGGACTTCTTGGCCTAAGTGGATGATTTTCATCTTGAGGGCTGTAAACTACATTACCAAATTCTTCGCTAGAGCCAGCTTGATATAATCTGCAAGATGGATTATAGAGTCTAATTCCTTCTAATATATCTAATATTGCAGTAGAATTTGTTTCCCAAGTTTGACGAGCAAAATCCCAACTGCTAGCTACGAAACTTTGAGCTGCAAAATTCATAAAATAGTCTGGCTTTAGTTTTTCTATTGTTCTACTAATTGAATGAGCGTCAGTTAAATCAAAATTAATTAAATGAAATCTATCATTTTTTATATGCCTAATATTTTCATGATTATAAACGCTTAATCTTCTTACTCCTCCAAAAATTAAAAGATTAGTATTTTTAAGCAAATATTCAACCATGAAACTGCCGTCTTGACCAGTAACTCCAGTAATTATACAGGTTTTTCTTCCATTAATTAATTTGGCAGCATCTTCTATATTTAATATATTAGCTGTATCAATCTTTTTGCCGTGATATGTATCTTTAAGATTTTGGCTCAATTTGATTATTCTCCAATTGGGATTTAATCCAATTATATGTTTTTTCTATTCCGTCTTTTAGTTGTCGAGAAGGTGCCCAAAAGAGTTTTTCTCTTATTAATTTATTATCTGATTTTCTGCCTCTAACTCCTAGTGGGCCTGGAATATTTTTTATTTTTAAATTTTTGCCACTTAATTCAATAATCATTTTCGCAAAATCATTAATTGATATCATTTCTTCTGATCCAATATTAACTGGACCTTCAAAATCTGATCTCATTAATTTAATTGAGCCTTCTACGCATTCATCTATATATAAAAATGATCTAGTTTGTAAGCCATCACCCCAAATTTCAATTTCTCCGCCATCTGGAGCTTCTATTACTTTTCTGCAAAGCGCGGCTGGGGATTTTTCTTTTCCACCTTTATATGTGCCTTCTGGACCAAAAATATTATGATATCTAGCAACATGAACATTTAATTTATAGTTTCTTTTATAAGCCAAAAAAAGTCTTTCGCTAAAGAGCTTTTCCCATCCATATTCGCTATCTGGTGCAGCTGGATAAGCTGATTCTTCTGAGCATTTTGGATTATTTGGATCTAATTGATTATATTCTGGATAAATACAAGCAGAGGAGCTATAAAATAGATTCTTTGTTCTTTTTAGAACTGCAATATGAGCTATATTTAAATTAATTAGCGCCGAGTTATGCATTACATTTGCATCATTTTCTCCAGTAAAAATATATCCTGCACCACCCATATCTGCGGCTAATTGATATAATTCGTCTACATCATCTGGTATTGCTCTACGAGTAAAAATTGGACAAGTTAAATCTCCAATAAGAAAATCGTCTGCTTCTGTTGATGAATATTGAGGATATTTTAAATCTATTCCTCTAACCCAAAATCCTTCATTTTTTAATTTTTTGACTAAATGAGAGCCAATAAAGCCGCCAGCGCCACAAACAACGGCTAATTTTTTAATGTTCATAATGAATTATATAGATATAAATTCAATTTTAATAATATTTTTATTAACTCCAAATCATTGATGGTATATTTTCTATTATTGAAATTGGTTTTATATACGAAGATATGACTTTTGGTTGTTTTTCATTTATCCATCTATGTAAAAATCCATCCGCATTACAATATAATGTAAAATTTTTTAAAATTTTTTCTAATCCATTTTTAGTCAATAAATAGCCTTCTGCCCCATTAAACATTTGATCCCATAAATGTCCAATCCTACCATTATCTAATTCGTAATACCATTCATTTATTTTGTTTTTTATTTTATGTTCTTGCCTGTTGCTAAAGTAGCATATATCAAAACTATTTAAATCTGGGATATTTTCTATTAATATTTTAAATTCTTCTTTTGACGATAGAATATTTGCGTCATCTTCTAATATAAAATACCCTTCTTTATTTGAATTTTTTAATTTTTGCCATAATAAAAAGTGTGATAGCATACAAGCAATTTCTCCTTGAGAAAGTTTTCTGTCAAATTCTGTTTTATTTCTTTGATTGTCAAATATAATTTTTTCTTTTTTATTGTTAAATTCAAAATTTATTATTTCATTTTGTAATATATCTTTATCTATAAAAATTGATGATTTTAAAACTCCATTAAAAATATTAAAATTATATCCAATAGATTCAATGTCATTTTTAAGAGTTTCAACATAACCGTCTCTTTGGTTTAAACCTTTTGGATGAATACAATAAAAATCTATATTGTTTGGTTTTTTTATTGAAATAGGTAAAAGATTTAAACTAATTGTTAAATAGTCTTTTAATGCAATTCCATCTACATTACAACTTGCTGTAAATTTTCTACCAAAAAAACATGGGGATTCAATCAAATGATCTATTTCTTTTTTTGAAATATTCTCGTATGTTTTTAAATTATTTTTAGAAAGATATTCTTTAGGATAAATCATATCATGCCAATTAGTAAATGTTGTTGCTCCTTCAGCTAAATTTGGTGTGCAAACTAAATCTTTTATAGAGCCTTTATTTTTTATAAAACTAATAAAATAATGTTCTTCAGGTGCGTAAATATTATTAAAATAATTTATATATTCTTTATCTATAGATATTAATTCAGCATATTTTCTATTTAAAATCCACCATTGAGAAGATTTATATATTTGTTCTTTTGGTAAAAATTTTAAAAGATCATCACATCTAGGAAAAGATTGATGTCTTGGAGATTCATTAAAAATAGTAAAGTTATTATAAATTAAGCTTTCATATATATAATTAAAACTTTTTAATGGAATACAAGATTGACTTATATTTATAAATTTATAATTATCCTCGTCTTTCAAAGCTTCGTCTAATAATAATTTTTGAGCATAAACTAAAGATATGTCTCCATAATTTGTTTCAATGCATTGTTTTAATTTAAATTTTTCAAAAAATTTTAATGGTTTATTATTTTTGTAATGTATATATATAGAATATTTATTCGGATCTACGTTTTTAAAAAAATTATACCATAGTTCTTCTTGGTCAATTTTATCATAAATTAGAAAAAGAAATGCAAGTTTTTTATTTTCCATATTTTTCTAATATTTTTTTATTTAAAAAATTATTTCTATTGTATTGATGAATAATATATATTGTATTTCCTTTTGAATTTTTTATAATTCCAATTTCGTCTATATATGGTTCATTATTTAATATAAAATTTTTTATATTAGGTGTTACCAAGTCAGATTTAATAACATTTAAATTTGTAGACCATTCGTCGTCTAACGAAGTAAATAAGGTCTCTTTATATAATTTTTTTCTTATAATGAAATTAAAAGCTGGTTGATCAGGTATGTTAAATTTGTTATCTAAATCTATTGTAGAATCGTAAATTTCTCTAGATATTTTTAATATAGAATTTGTTTCTCCCGCTAAAACTCCACAATTTAAAGCTTCGTAATCATCAAAATCTTTTGCTGTATCTTCGTTGTAAACTTTCTCTAAAGCCATTCGATTCCACCATTCATCTTTAATTTTTATTGCTTCTCCAGATGCTATTATTTTTTTATCTTTTATATTATTCCTCACCCATTCTTCTGGATTTTTTTGGAAAACAACATCTGCTATATCCGTGGTAATTACATATTCATAACTTGAACCAAAGTAATTAAGAAAATTTTCTATATGTTTAAACCTTTGAATATTGGGTTTTCTATTTAAATCTTTTACTCTATAACATTTTATTCCAGAGTCATTGATTTTTTTGAGTAAATCATTATTAATATCTACGCCAATTAAAACTTTATCACCTTTAAACCCACAAGAATTTAAAGAATTTATCCAAGGTTTTAATTTTTGAAAATCATAATTTTGAAAAAAACCAATAACAAGTGATGGCTTTTTTATTTCAATAGCATCCTTTACATTACTCATTAAATCTAAAATATCTGCTTTTTTATTTTTTGCATGGAAAGTAATTTGATCTGATAATTTATTATTTTCATTAAAAACTTTTTTATTATCAATTCCGATGTGCCAATTAAATAATCTATTATGTATTAATTCTATGCCAGATTCTTTAAAATTTAAACTAATACTTAAATCATCAAATGGGGTATTTTTTTTGTTTAGATTTAGTCTGTTTAAACATCTAGTTCCAAATAAAAGTCCCGCTCCTCCATCAAACCATCTGGTTGATTTATCTGTCGATTCTGATTGACAAAAAGAGTTACTGCAGTCTTTAAAGCAGTCAGATATATAACCATATCCATTTTGATCATCTAATTCATTTAAAATATTTTTAAGATTTTTTATATTTACATAAGTGTCATCATCTACAAACATAATCCATTTATATCTATCTCTTAAAGAGTAATCTTTTTTCAAATAATTAAAAATTGCTAAAGATTTATCCTCTAGTTCTGCATATTCTTTTTTATCTGTTACTTTAATTATATTTTTTAATTTATTTTCATGATCAGAGCAAACTATATAATCTTTTACATCTTTTAGCCATGTATTTAAAAGTGCATCAATTCTTGATTCATATTTTTCACAACTTTTTATAACAAATAAAACGCTTTTGGGATCTAGTAAGTAATATTTTTTTAAACAACTATCCATTGGTTTTTCCCAACCATGAGGTATTAAAGGTTTGATTTTAGGATTGTCTTTATTGTATAAGTACATTAAATTTGTTAATAAAGCTTGATCATGTCTATGATCATCAAATTCAGGAAGATTTGGTAGTCCACATTTATTAGGAAGATCTGTAATTATTTCTTTTTCATGAAAAGACCATTTTATCCAATCCATTATAAATTTTTTAGGTAACTCTGCTTTCTCCCAAAAACTCCAAGTAGCACTAAGTTGCGGTAAATCCCAACAAGCTTTTTCATCACATCCCATATAATAAAATGCATCTCTTTTACAAAAAGGTTGATGTCTAAATGGTCCTCGCGCTATTCCTATCCCTTCGTAATTTTCTTTGACATCTTTCACTAGTGGTGTTATATTATAATGAATATCAAAATTATAACAACTTCTTCCTACGTCATGATAAAGAATAAAATCTCCATCATTAATTTTTTTCATGCTATCATATATAACTAATGGTTTCCATGCCCAATATCCGTAGCCTCTTCTATGTTTTTGAAAAAAATCTTTATATAGCCATTCAAATTCATTTGGTAAACATTCATCTGTATAAAGAAAAACATCTTTAATCCCAATATTTTTATAGTTATTTAAAAAACTATATAAGTTTTTTTCATAGTCTTTATCTTTTGATGTATAAAATAGCGTAGCGTAAATATTCATTTATTTAAGTATTCAATGAGTGCTTGTTTACCTGTTAGGTCTGAATTATCATTTTCATCAAAAATTTCACCAACAAATTGATTGTTTAATCTCATTGTAGGAAATGATTTTTTATCAAAAAATTCATCATGAACTAAACTGTCTTGTTTTATTTTTGGATATAGATTGTTATTAAAAAAGTTATAATCTGTGCCGTATGAATTTTGAAAATTAAACTCTGCTATTGAATTATTTAAAATATCAAACCCATCTTTTTTTGCTCCAAACATACCTCCTAAAATAGAGAATCCATGATAAGGATGATCTCTCATAATATGGAAGTTTTTATCACTAATTAACCATTGGTCTACTGCTGATTTTTCTCTATTATTAAGTCTTGAATCACAATCTCTAGATATAAAAACTTCCACATCTTTATCTTTTGCTGGAAGATATCTCCACATCATACCTTTCCAATCAGGATTTTCTTCCATAATGAATACTTGCGCATTTAAATTTTTAATTTGGTCTGTATATTTTTGATCTACATCTTTATGTATATAAAATCTTGAGATCCAATTTGGATATATTACGCTTGTAAGCTCTGCATTTTTAATTGCACCAATACAATATTTTGGATTATTTCCCCAAAGAGAAAAAGATATAATTTTCATTAGTTTACATTTCCTTTATATATTAAATATTTTCTTCTCATTTCGTGAACTTCATTAACTGATTGTTTTAATTTTTCTAAATTAGTAGATGCTCCTTCTGGATTCATATAATATAATCCAATTGGATGATTTACCATTTTAATCTTTGCTCCACCTATAGATGCTCTAAGCCACATATCTCCATCTGATGCAACAGAATATTGTTCATTAAAATAACCAAATTTGTCATGTAGGGATTTTTTCCAAAGAGGCATACAATGTGGTGAGTTATTTTTAATTAAATTATCAAAAGAATGAGGCAAACAAGGATAAATTTCGCTGAAATCATTTTCTATATATTTTTCATTTAATATTTTAGATATATAAGTTTGACCATAAACCACATCCAATTCTGGATTTCTTTGGAATTCTTTATATAATATTTCAATACTATTATTAGATTTTCTGTCGTCTACATTCCAATTACCTATAATTTCTGCTGAACATAAATTTTTAATAGCATAGTTCCAAGCCGCATATAATCCTGGATCTTTATCTAATTTATGATATTTAATATTCTTGAATTTTTTAGTTAATGGTAATATATACTTTTCTTCATTTTCTGGAGAATTACAATTTAAAAATATAAATTCAATATCTTTAAATATCGATTGATTTAATACATTTTCTATATATCCTTTTATATATTTTTCTCCTTTAAAGAACGAACAAAATGAAGATATTTTATAGTGTAACATTATTATATTATATTAATACAAAGTATTATGATATAATATATTTATGGCTAATAGTTTTTTCCAACCAGTAGATCTGAATACATATCAAACTTTTTTTGATTGGAATTATGTGACTTATTGGGGAGATGGAATACCTTTATTATTTTGGGTTTTTGCTTATCCTTATGATGCTGACTTTTTTGAAAATGGTCCAGTCCCATATGCTAATGAATATAGATGGCAAATAGCTAATGCTACTACTAACAAAAGAACAAGATTTGATCCTACTAATACTTTAGCTGGCACAGCAAATACATTTTTGCAATTTCCATGTAATACACAATATAGTAGTAATGTATTATATAATCTTACTAAAGGAAGTAATAATCTTGGTCCTTATAATAGTAATGATGCTGTAATTATTATAGATAGTCCTTGGGCAAGAAGTTGTATGGGAAGAGCTCCTGCGCCTGATTCAAAAAAGAATTTAAATTATGCAGTTGGGGTAAGCTATGATATGGGAAGTAGAATTGCTTCAACATATAATACTTGGGAAAAATGGTGGGATCCAATTTGCAGTGAATGTGGATGTTTTGGCAGAGAAACAAAATCTTTATTACCTAAATATTTAAAAGATGCTCTTATGCAGGTACGCGGAAACGATGGCGATGTTAAAGGGCTTGGGGGAATTAATAATGTAGATGTATTAATGTTTGATCCTGCGTATATTGCACAATATGGATTAAATGAAGAGCAAGCTGGGCTTGTAATGTCAGAATTTAATTCAACTAGTACTCTTACTGCTACTCAATGTTCTATTGATAAATTTTCTTGGCCAGTTCATTCTTATGGAAAAGCTTTTGTTGGAGCTTTTGTTGCAATATATAAAGACTATACTGAAGTAACGAATACTGTAATAAAAAATTTACTAATTGATGTTCCTTGGAGCGGAGCATTAACTGGCGTAACGACATATAAAAGTAATCAAATTTTGCCAAGTCAACAATGTACTTTAAGTTGTCCAGCTGAAATATATTTTGATAACACAGCAAGTTTTGCTCTTTGCAATTTAGCTGTTGTTTTTAATAATTACTCATGGGGTAGTATTTATCCTGCTCCTCATACTATACCAAGAGGAGGTTGTAAAGGTGGAGGAAGTTTTGTGAGAAATGGAAGATCAGATCCATGCGCTAAAACAATTCCAACTGGTAATCATTTCTTTTTTAATGATTTGTTTAAATTAAATTCTGCGGGTGGATTTAAAGTAGCAGCTGGTGATGGAAAGCCAGAGTCATATTGGAATTATCCAAGTTATTGGATTGGAAATGGGCCATCGCCAGCAACTTATACAAATTTTGCGGTAACTAACCAAACACAAGTTCCATTGATATTGCCATATATTGGGCCTTGGAATATACAATATACCCTTACATATAGTAGAACTAGGGTAGCTGGTGGAGGATGTGATGAGGCTTCGTTTCAACCTTGGGATCTTTAAGTTTTATTGATATTTGTATTTTTGCATAATATAATTTATTATGCTTGATAACAAATTATTAGTTTTATGCCATTGGAATGGTAGATTTGGAAATAGAATACATCAATATATATATGGATATTATTATCAAAAAATAAATGGTCATGAATTTTATCTTCCTAGTGATTGGGAAGGTACTAAATTATTTAAAAATCAATATCATAAAGTAATTGAAAATGATTTATTAAGATTAAAATTAAATCAAACTCAAAAAGCTTTAGATAATATTTATTTTCGAACTCATTCTTTAAAAGAGTTTTCTCCAAAAATACAAAGAATTATAGTTGATGATAGAATGCCAAAAGATGAGCCATACAAAGTTCTTTCAGACCATATGTTTGTTGATAACGTTTGCGCTTACAATCCAAAAATATTTTACCCAATGTCATTAAAAGAAATAAAAAATGTATTTGAGTTTAGTGACGAAATAAAATCTTTAGATGTATACAAAAGAAATGAAGATCGCCAAGGAACTTATGATATAGCTCATTTGAGGCGAGATGATATATCTAATCCAGCATACAACAAGAATAATCATCAAGGATATTCAGTAGTTTCAAAAGATTCATATTTTAGAGCTTTTAAAAAGTTTGATTTTGATCCAGAAAAAATTGAATGGGTTTCAGATGATTATACTGGAGCTTGGCATAAAGATAGACCAAAAGGTATTAGAGCTGGATGGAGATACCCAGAAGGATCTGAATTTTTAGATAAAGTAGGATTTGACTGGTTAGATGATTTTTTAAAATTGTATTTTGCAAGAAGTATATTTCGTGCTAATTCATCTTTTAGTTGGTGGGCATCCTGTTTATCTCCTACTGGTAAAACGTATAGCCCAGTAATAGATAAGCAGTTGATTTATGGAGTTGATGCTCTTGAAGAAATAGAAGTTGATTTTGTTGAAGGGAATGAACCACACTGGATGTATGATTGTAACGATATAGTACTTAAACCTTAAACTAGGCTTAGTAAGTACTTTAATTGATTCAAAGGGCCTAGAATCTCATCTCTTATATTTAATAAATCTGAATCTTGAGCTTTATCTAATATATCATTTAATCCAATTAAAAATGTAATATCCTTGTGTAATGGTTTTATATGACTATAGCTACTGGATTAATTTGTGTGGCAGTTTTTATTTATATATTTTATCTTATTGAAAGATTAAAATAATTTTAATTAAAAAAGTAAACTTCGACTGAATTCACTGCATTAGTTGGTGCTCCCCAATTTGGTATATTCCAACCACAGCTTACCTCATCTCCAAAACGTACTGGCACTGGAGGATTAATTTCGCCACTATAAACATCTAAAATTGAACTAGTATTATTATATATACTAGTGTTTATTATGCCTGAAATGCCTGATGTTATATTAACAAAATATCCAGTACTACCCATAGCGCTAGTAGGTTTTGTTGTCGTAAAATGTGCCCATGATGCATATTTAGCTGTACAAGGTTGCATAATTTTAATTTTTCTTCTATCTGCAACTGTATTAGGAGTAAAAGACGAGAAGTTAATATTACTAAAATATACATTGGTGTTATTTGCAGATGACCATGGAGCGTGTTGAAAATTAATTACAAAACTATTTTGTCCGCTTAAAAGAACTCCAGTGCCATTTACTGTTGGACGAGTTTCAAATATTTTTTCGCCGCTTATAGTTTGGTTTCCAGTATTGTAGACTAAATTATCAGCATAAAAATTTCCGTCTACTAATTCGTCTGTTTTAGAAGTGTAAATTTGTGTACTGTATGTAACAGCACTTATATATTTACCATCACTACTGATTGAAACAGCAAGCCAATTTCTGTTAGTATCTTTTGGTGCCCAAGTATTCCCATAGTTTGAAGAAACGTAAATTTGTCCAGCATTAACAAATGCGGCTTGATACTTACCATCACTGCTGATTGAAGTACCATACCAGTTTCTAGTACTATCTCTTGCGATCCAAGTATTCCCGTAGTCTGAAGAAACGTAAATTTGTCCACCATTAACAACTGCAGTTTGATACTTACCATCACTACTGATTGAAATAAAACGCCAAATTCTGTTGCTATCTTTAGCAACCCAAGTATTACCATAGTCTGAAGAAACGTAAATTTGTCCAGCAGAAACGGTTGCACTTTGATATTTCCCATCACTGCTGATTGAAATACCAAACCAACCCCTATTACTATCTTTTGCAACCCAAGAGTTTCCATAGTCTGAAGAAACGTAAATTTGCCCACTTTGTGCAGTTGCAGATTGATACTTACCATCGCTACTGATTGAAATGCCAAACCAGTTTCTGCTGCTCTCTTTTGCAACCCAAGTATTACCATAGTCTGAAGAAACGTAAATTTGTCCACCAGAAACGGTTGCACTTTGATACTTACCATCACTACTGATTGAAACACCATTCCATGCCCTAACACTCTCTTTTGCAACCCAAGAGTTTCCATAGTCTGAAGAAACGTAAATTTGTCCACCATTAGGAAAACCACCAGGACCAACAACTGCAGTTTGATACTTACCATCACTACTGATTGAAATACTACGCCAGAGTCTGTTACTCTCTCTTGCAACCCAAGTGTTACCAAAGCTACTATCGACTAATCTGCTGGTATTTTGAGAGAGCTTTGTTCTTCCTAAGAAATATCCACCATCATAATTTCCAGAGTATCCTACTCCAGTAAGATATCCACTTGCTTGTGAGCTTTGTAAAAGGTTGTCTTGGATTACTAAATTAGAAGCAGCTACTGGAAAATTACTATCTATTTTAAGATTTCTTATAAATATACCAGAAACATCATCTTTAAGATAAAACCTTTGACCAGATGATACTCCTGCATTTGAGAAATGAAATATTTGGTTGCTCATTTTAATATATTATAGGTTAAATGATCCAATTCCTCCAGTACAATTTGTAAAAGTTCCACTTAAAGTTCCACCAATTAAACCACTACCAAATGAAACATTTCCTCCAGTACAATTTGTAAAAGTTCCACTTAAAGTTCCACCATTACCACTACCACCACCACCAAATGAACGATCTCCTCCAGTGCAATTTGTTAAAGTTCCGCTAATGGTACCACCAGCAGCACCACCACCAGCAAAAGAAAAACTTCCACCAGTGCAATTTGTAAAAACGGATG